CAGGACTACATCATAGAAAAGAACATTCCTAAGTTTGGGGACAAGAAGTTGAAGATAACAATGATTTTGCGCCCTAGGGATAAGAGGAAAATTGACATCGACAACAGGATTAAAGCCGTCCTAGACAGCTTACAAGATGCAGGTGTTTTCGATGATGATTTTCAAGTGGACCACATTGAGATGATTCGCGGAGAACAAATCAAGGGTGGCCTTATAAGGGTGCTGATTGAGGAATTGCCAGAGAATCACCAAGACCCCCGCTATCTGGAAGGCGAGTCCCTCTGAGGACAGGTTAGGAACGGTACGGGGCGTCGTTTCCAGTAGCCCCACTAATTTAAAAGGGATAACAATGAAACACCTATTTGTAGCTACACCGATGTATGGCGGCCTTTGCTATGGCTTTTACGCACAATCGTGCTTACAGCTTCAAATGCTCTGCAAGAACGCCAATATGAATGTCAGCTTTTCTTACTTGTTTAACGAATCGTTGATTCAACGGGCTAGAAACTTACTGGTTAGTCACTTTCTAAAATCTGATGCTACTCACATGATGTTTATTGACGCTGACATCAAGTTCAACCCAAACGACATTTTTCCAATGATGGAAACTGACAAGGACATCATTTGCGGCATCTACCCAAAGAAGGAAATCAACTGGCAGACGGTCCGTAACGCTATTAATGCCGGAGTACCGGATGACCAGCTAAAACACCATACAGGGGCGTTTGTGGTCAATCTGGTGGACTATCAGACAGAGGTCACAGTGCCAGTAAACCAGCCAGTAGAGATTTGGAACGGTGGCACGGGTTTTATGCTGATTAAGCGTGAGGTATTTGAAGGTTTAATTGGGAAAGTACCGATGTACCTAAATAACGTGCTGGACTTGCAGAGCAACCAGAACGGCGAAACTATCCATGAGTTCTTTGCAACGCAAATTGAGAAAGAATCGCAATTGCTCTTGTCTGAGGATTACGATTTCTGCAAAAAGGCTAGAAACAATGGTTACAAGGTTTGGGCGGCACCTTGGGTTCAATTAGCCCACGTTGGGACCTACGCATTTGAAGGCCAGTTGTTACAAACGCCATGATGAGAGACAAATACGCTCCCCACGTTGATTTTGGGGAGCTGTCCGGCTTGCTTGGCAAGGTTTTGCCGTCAAATCTGGATATGGTCCTAGAACGTAAAGGACACTTCTTGTTCGGCGAATGGAAGCGAGACGGAGAGAAGATAAGCAAAGGCCAAGAAATCCTCTTAAAAGCCCTCTCAGGGCTTCCTAGGGCTACTGTCTTAGTGATTAATGGGGACACAGACAACGGGATGCGTGTAGAACGTTTCTGGAGGATTCTGCCGGACGGCAGCTACACCCAATCCGGCAAAGGCTTAATAGAGTTCAAAGACTATATTACTGAATGGTACTTAATAGCTGATATAGAGTAATGTTGCATTGCAGCATACTGTTTTACTTGGGGGATGGGCTAGCTTATTTAAAGCCCCAAAAATACAGGTCTTTGGCATCTTCGTTTGTGCTGAACTCATAATAGTAAAACTGACCTAAGTCGCAATCACGACGAACATCTTCTTCCGTGATGTTGCGGTAGTAGTCGTGAGCTGTGAACGGGGAGTCCCAAGGGTTTGTTTTAGTGGTCCCGTGTTCCGGTCTGCCGGTTGTAGCACAGGTAAAGAACACTAGCTTGGATGACATCCTAGCCATGTTATTGAATATCCTAGCCCACTCAGGAGCGTGTTCAAAGCACTCACAAGAGGCTACAACATCGAAAGAACCGTCGCCATAGGTCAAGTCTTCACCCTTGCCAACGACGTCAACGCCGGGGCCTTTAGCTAAGTCTATGCCAATGTAAGTACATTGTTCAAAGAAGTCCCTAATGGTGCCATTAAGGTTAAGACTGCCCACTTCTAGGACAGCTTTGCGTTGAAACATATCTGGAAAGCGTTCTTTAACACTGGCTATGAAAGCAAGTTGTGCTGGATGTGACATAGTTATCCCCTATGATTTGATTAACGACAGCCCCAACGTCTACGGGCTGCTTTGCCTCTAGTACCCTTCCAGCTTTTAGACCTAGCACAGAAAGACTTGTGTCTTGGACCTGATTTAGTTGGAGCTTTGAGATTACTGCCGGTAGCACGGTTGTATTTCTTGCGACCTTTAGCGGTAAGACCACCACCAGCTTTGACGGAGAGCTTCTCACCTCTGCCGACAGAAAGGTTAGTGTCCTTAGACATTACCTAGCTCCCTTTATCATCTGAAGCATGAGTTCTTGCCTACGTTTCTCAACAGCTTCTTTAAGCATCTCTGCTTTAACCTGATTAAAGTATTCACTTCTAGCTTTTGCTGCTGTTTCAGCTTCTTCAACGGAAGGAAAGTTAGGAAACCTAAACCCTTGAGCTGCTTGTTTCTGAACGTAGTTTTTAATGGCTTCGTATTGAACTGGGTCTTGCGGATTGTAAATCTTCCCCTCATAAATAGAGGGAACATTGTAAAAACCCTCTCCGGGCAAGCCTAAATCTGATGCGTTTTCCGTAATAGAAAGCTCAGTATGGGGGTCTAATTTACCCTCATCAAAAACAACAGGTCTATCCATTTCAATAGGATAACCGTGCGGGTCAAGAACTTCTTTATTAGCCATTATTCTTCTCCCCTGACTGCATTAACTTCTTTAGACATTGCGCTCAAAGTGTGGACAATCAACAAGACTCTTAAAGTTACCGCCCCAACGGTTTTTGGGATACAAAGATTCCCAATAAACACCCAATGGCGCAAGAACTGTCTTGTCCCAAATGATTTTTCCGTCTTTGAAGAAGTTTAAGTCGATTGCACACCGCTTCAAATGAATACTGTTCATGGTCTTGGAGCGACCGTTCTTAAAGTAAATGGCTTGTTGCTCTGGAGTACGCGCTAACTCACCGCCAGTAACAACGAACCCTTGTTCTGTTGCGTACTGAATCAGTTTGCACGCATCTAAAAGGAAGGCGGCTTGTTCTTGTGCAAGACTCATTTGTCCCCCTTGTTACGCAACTCCATAACCTTTTCAACCGTGCGACCACCAAAGTAAGCCGTCATAACCAACATACCCCACTGGCCTAGCAATGAAACATACGATTCTTGGACGTTAATCCCTGCCGCACTCAATCCAGCAAACAAAAGGTATGCAGTCAAAATGTAGACTAGCGTCATAGGGCGAATGTTCTTAGACAACCAAGAATCAGACGCCATATCAGACTTCCAGCGGTCACTAACATTGTTTTCCTGATTGGCTTGTGCTTCCAGTAAAGCCTTGAGTTCTTCCTGCTCTATCTTTGCTTTCTCAATGCCAAGCTCTAATAGTTTTTCTTCATGTTCGTATTGAAGTTGACGCAAACTCTCAACATCAGCCGGTGTTGGGTTGTCAGGTATCTTTACACCTAACTTATCCTCAACAATCTGCTTTCCCTTGGCTTGAATTGCACTAGAAAGTAGGGTCAGACCATTTTCAGCTAACGTGCCAAGTAAGGCACCAACAATAGGAATCATCTCTTAGCTCTTTCTTCCATTAGTTTGATGCGAACTTGCAAGTCATGAAGGTCTTTGTAAATGTCTTCTTTTAACTTGTGCCTAGCCTCTGCGCTTAATGGACTATCCGTAGGAACTCCCTGCGGAGTAATCAACGCTGGCATCTGGCCTTCAATCTTGGTCAGTCTGGTATTGAATGAGCCAACCTCGCCGAGAAGCCAAGCTAGGCTGGCAACCACTATCGGAATAATCGCCTTTAGTGCGTCAGCCCAACTCATTACAAGCCCTCACCCGGAGTTACGTAAATAATTCCTGTACCAGAAGCAACAATGGCTGACACATACAACACCGCTGTATTTGACGCTTGTTTAGGCGCAGTAAAAATAGCCGTTGCATTGTTATGCAAAAGCGTTCCATAAGCAGGAGTTCCAGCCGTAGGGATAACAGCATCATCCGTACTAGCTGTGCCTAAACGAATAAATATTTCAGCCGCAGTTCCGTTATGAACCCTCACCTGATTAGCAGGGCTGTCAGAAAGAATAGCAACTGTGTTTGCTGACGTTGTGACATTTATCCGAGTGGTTTTACCCATCGGTTGAAACGGTATGTTATTAGCCATTAGTACACCTTTTTACCGCCACCAGATGTCTTACTGATTTTGGTTGAATAATTGCCGTCCTCAAAACAGAAGACAGAACGGTAGCCACCTTTAGGCATAGTGCCGGTTTCCCATTTAGGTTGACCGCCTTGCGTACTGTCTGATGGCTTCTGTGGACGAACTGGCTTAGACCACTTCTGTGACCAGTTCAGGTTATCGCCGCCTTGCGGAACACTACTCTTGCGTTCCAAATCCCTTGGGTCTTTCATCATTATTCCTTTCTTTCGTTTTTACCAAAAGGTAACTGAATATTACGAATATCGCTAGAGTTGATACCCGTTCCCACACTGGGTTCCACATTGTCCAACCACACATTACACTTGAGGCTATCAACGCCAAAATTGTAATCAAGCGGTCTGAGATGACTTTGAGCGCAATAGTAACGACTTGGATTCCGTCCATATTTATCCCCTAAATAAAAGAGATTCACAGTCTAATCCTTATCGTCCTCATCGTCCATACCAAAGCCAGAACCCCACTCATCGTCCGACAGCTTGAGCTTAATAGCCTCCAGCTTTAACGCCCTATCTAGTACCTTTGTCTTGTCTGTAATGGACGCCATTGGGTCATTCATTACAGCTACCAACATCTGAGCAATTGCACTCTCAAGTTCTGGATTTATCCCCTTTTGTTTCTTAGCCACGTTATTTCCTACCCGGTTCAAGAACCCGTAATTCGTCTGGAGTAATTTGCGTATATTGTTGAGCAGGAGACAAAGCCTGAAGGGTACGCAAACGACCTTCTAACTTAGTTGATGCTCTTGGTTGCAAACCTGTCTGCAATGCCTTAGACAACGGAGACTCTGTGAGCGTCTGCAAACCAGCTATAGCAAGTCCCTTTCTTGGCATAGACTTAGCTGGCATTAATTGACCAAACTCAGCCAAATCACCGTACAAAGGATTTCTAATAGGATTGCCGCCAGTTCTATTCTTGATGACGTTTAACACGGCTTGAGGATTTAGCTGACCAGCAGCCGTTGTTCCTTCTTTTCCAGCAAGACTAAAAGCATCTCTAATGGTTGCAAAAGAATTGTATTGTCTACGCCAATTCTCATAATCTTTTACTAATTTAGGGTCATACAATTTAAGATTAGTTGCAGCCAACTCCTCAAGGGAATCTTTTAAATCATGCAGCAACTTTGCTTCATTGCCTGATGCGCTAGACAATCGGTCATTGACTTCAACAATGGCTGAACGCAAATCCTCTGCTTTAAATTGAGGAGAAACTAAAGCTCCACCAGTTCTTTTACCGCCAATGTTCTTTTCGAGAATCGTCTTTACAACATTGCCTTGCTGACCAAAAGCACCCTCTGCTTTAAAAGCCAAATCAGTAACTTCTTGAATAAACTTTGGGTCAGAAATAAAAGTTTTATTTGCAAATATACGATTAGCTTCGTTACCAAGAGATTTTCCTGTTTTATCAACCCAACTTCCATCAATCCTGTCAGTAACTTTCCCACCGGCTCTCTTGGATGCTTCTTTAGTAAATTTATTAAGATTCTCAATAGCAAGCTGTTCTGTCTCTCCGGCACCGTATTTCATTCCAGCAGCAGATTTAGCTCCCGGACCAAAATTAAAAATATCTTTACCTTTTTTGTAAAGTTCCTCAAGTTGAGGCTCAATAAATCCCGCTGTTTTACCGGCGACAGTACGGACAGCAGACGGTATGCTTCCACCAATAATTTCTGCAATAGGCTGATAACTTTCAGGCACACCAAATTCTTCTGCGGCTTGACCTAACAATGTAGACGTCGCAAGTCCAGCACCGCCAACAAGAGGATTTACTGCCATTGCCGGGAGAGCATAAGGTAAGTTACGAAAAGTTCTGCGAGTAAGTCTTTCACCAAAAGAATCTGGCATAGGAAGTTCTTGTTTTTCAGCTATCTTCTCGCCGACAAAAGGAATAGCTTCTACAACCCCTCTCCTAGCTATTTTTTCTGCCCTACGAATACCGGAGTCTGGTTCGGTAATCTTTACATCATCAGAACGATTATCTGATGGAGGAGTAATCTTAACTTCATCGTCCATGATTATTGCTCCACAATTTGACCGTTACGGACAATATATTTTTTCCCTTGGTATTCGGCCTTATATCCATCTGACTTTCCTTTTAAAGCTGCTGTAACTTTTTCTGGTACAGCAGGGGCAGCCGGAGCGCGGTCTTTAATATACTTATCAAAACTTTCCTCAGTGCCAGCATGAATTAAAGGAAACTTCTCAGGCATTTCATTTCGCTCAACATTTAATTTGTAAATTCTTAAATTTCTATTATTTTCTTCGGCTCTCTCACGAACTACTTTTAATAAAGTTTTTGGTCTTGACGATTGGTCATAAAGATTTTGGAATTGTTTATCCAAATAAACTGAACCACGTTGTCCAGAGCCTTGAACGTCAGCCAACGCCACTCCAAACAATCTCTTTTGCAATATTTTTGCAGCTTCAGCATCATCTTTAGAAATAAGTCCTTTTTGAACTCCAATATCCAATTGACGGTCAATCTCTGCTGCTTTAGCCGCAACAACGGCACCCTCATCGTCATTTTGAAAACTCTTAATAGAATCAACTTTAAGAAAGTTTTTGGCAGCAGCTAACGCTCCAACGGCTCTAGGATTTCTAGCAATAAAGTCAGCAGTATTTTCAGATTCTTCAACTGCTCTAAAAGCACCTTGAATACGTTTCTTATCGTCGGGAGAAGCACCAACTAAAGTATTAGCTGTTCCGTCTGGATATTGTTCCGCAATACTTCTTAAAGCAGGACCAATAGAATCCATAGCTTTTTGGTCACGTCTTTCTGTAGTAGCTTTAAGCCTTTGCCGTTCTAAATCAACTTTTTCTCTTTCTAAACCAAATTTTCCTTTTTCAATTTTTAATCTTTCTGCCGATTCTTCTTCCGTTTTCTTTTGATGCGCTAAATCCGTTCTTTGTTTCTCGGATTTCATAAATTTATCAAACTGAGTATCGTAACCAGTAAACAAATTATTAAGATATGTAGCTACAGCAGGAATACCCTGCAAATTAGCTTTTTCTCTAACAATCTGACTTCCTGTTTCAGCAACTAATTCATCCATCATTGCATTGGATTTTTCTATGTCGTAAGGCATAGTTTTCCAAGCAAGCTCTGCTTTTTTTGAATAAGCCTCTAGCTTGGCTCTAGTCTTAGCCATGTTCTTTTCAAATTCTTCTTTCTCTTTCTTCCACACATCAGCACGACCTTGCTGCCAACCCTTCATCATTCCTGTCAAAGAGTTCATAGTGTTCATAACGCTCAGACGAGAACCTTTGCCACCACCAATGGCTATAACACCTAACAAACTAAACAATGTAGCTATACTTTGCATATTCTCTTGAGAGAAATGAAATTCCTTGCTGTTTGTAGCATCCATCTCTTGAAGAATAGATTCTTGACCACGACGAACTTCATTAGCCTTATCTGCTGCATACGCTTTTTTTTGTGCTTCAACTATTTTTTGTTCTTGTGCTTGTTGAGATTCTAAAGCTGAAACACGTTGTTCTTGTCCAGCCTTAATTTGAGAAAGATTTTCTTCTTGCCCACGAACAAGACCTAGTCTTGCAGTATATTCATCAAAAGAAGTAATAGGTTTATCTACGTCAGGACCCAACTGTCTTCTTACATCAGTTACCGTTGGTATTTGAGGTGTTGGTCCAAGATTAATGTTTAAACCTTTTCTCAAAGCCTGAAGTTTATCTTTTGTTTCGGCAACGTATGGGTCTGCCGTTACAGGAGCTATGTCAAATTGTGAGTCAGCCATTACGTTGGACTCCTATACGTTGGAACACCCGCCGCTAACGCTCCAAGCTGAGTGTAAAACGCCATATTGGATTGAGTTAATTGCTGGTCAAGCTGCATACCCGTTCTGATAGCACCCAAAGCAATTTGGTCGCCAATGCCAGAAACTTTTAATCCTGAATCATACTGACCTTGCAGCAATTGGTTCTTAAAAGCCTCTGCTTGAGCTTGAGCTTGAGCAACACCAATACCGCCACGTTGTGATGCACCTTGCGCTAATTGAGCTTGCATAGATTGAAACTGTTGAGCTGCTGCTGGCGTCAATTCACCGCGCATTGCAGCCTCTTGCATTGCTTTACCTTGTTGCTGGTATGGGGCAGCAAGAGCTTTTTGCTCAGCGGTAGCTTTCCTCATTTGCTCTGCTGCTTTACCTTGTTGCATGGCTCCATACACACCTAAACCACCAGCCAAACCAAGATTTACCATTTGTGTATTACTTAAAAATGGTTTTTGTTTATCATCATCAGGTGCGCCCCTTCTAATTAATTCCTGTCTTTCTTTTACGTCGGGGGCTTGCAGTTGTAATGCCGCTACATTTCGGCTAGCCATTGGAGCAACAACATCATCAGGACGCGTACCCATAACAGGTGGAGGAGCAATATCCATTGGTATGTCAGCCATTCCTGCGCCGGGCTGATTGTAGTAAAAAGATTCTGGAGACATCGCTGGAGCAGATGTCATTTCAGGTTGGTATCCAGACCAATCACCAGCGGTAGGCGTATAGCTTGGTGCAGAATCATACGATGTAGGGTCCGTAGTGCCGTAGCCACCAGACCAATCGTAGAACTCTAGCAAGCCCGTATCAGGGTTGACTGTTCCGGCACCGCCAGCATCTTTCAGCAAGCCGACTTCTTTGGGCGTTATGTGGGCTAACAAAGTGTCACCACCGCGCCCTTTACCGGCAAGCATTGCAGCGATTGACTTCAAATCGCTGGTTTCTTGAATATCGGCCCGTAATAGCCGTGCTAGTTTTTTAGTCATTTCTCTGCTCCTACGTCGCCCATATAGCGTAATGATTGAAGGTTCCAACCTGCCCTACGACCTTCTTCGTCTCTACCAAATATCGGTGCCCCAATATCTCCGACCCGTAATGCTTGTGCTAATGCTGCTGTTCCCGGTGTTCCTGCTTGCTGTGGAGTTTTATTGCTATATAACGGAGAACTAACATTCTTGTTTATTAAAGACGTCAAAATCATATCTCTACGTAATTGTTCTGGTGTCTTTTCTGCTGTTTTTTCTGAAGTTGCGCTTGAAGAAATACGTGATAAATCTTCTCCTTCTGCGCTTGCACTTGTTGTTCCACCGGGCAAAGACTCTTTTTTTGTAACAATTTTTTCAGGTAATTGTCCACCTCTGCTTACAGCCCTTCCTTGAAATCCGCTAGGCGTTAACAAAAGACCTAAATTTCCAGCGTCAGGTTGAGTTGCTATTTCATCTGTATATGTTGTTTGAAGGTTTTTTCCTGCGGTTTCTGTCCCGGTAAATTGACCAACTTGACCGGAAATTGATTGACCGGTAGGTGAATATGATTTAGCAATACCAACTTGTTCTGTGCTAAGTCCATCAGTGTCTCTCTTTTCTTTTGCAGCATCAGCCTCTGCTTTTGCAGCCGCAGCTTCTATTTTTTGTGATTGAGCAACATATCCAGTTATTGCTTTTTGCAATGCTTCTTCATCAGAAAAACCGGCTACTTTATATTGACCGTATTCAGCAGTAGCCCTAGAAAGAGCTTGCGTTAATTCTTTGCTCATTGTTGGACTAACTGCTTGCAAACCTCTGCCAAATACATCTGCAATGGTTCCACCAGCAGCACCAGCTATCGCATTTTGAACAATGTCTTGCTTAGTTATAAGCGCAGCAACAGCTTGTCTTTCGGCGTTAATTAATCCGCTTATAACAGTAGGCTGAACAGAATTAGGAGCAAGGTCTACTATCCGTGCATTGAGTTTATTTAATTCTTTTGGAATTTCGCTAGAAGCATCAATGCCGGGAATTCCTTGAGTCAAAGCATTAGCCGCAATACTTGCAGCCATATTTCTAACAATGTCTGATGGATTTGCGCCCTGACCTGCTTGAAGAAGGGCATTAGCAATAAGTTGTTCTGAAAAACCAAGGCCAGCGGTTGCAACACCCACACCAACGCCAAGAGCAACGTCTGCGACTTTATCAATCGTAGACGTTTGGTTCATCCTGCCTACTTGTTCTTTTAAGCTCTCAGCACCTTTTAAATAACCTTTATCAATAGCCGACATAATGTCACCTACTGATTGATTATTGCTTTGAAGGAAAGCTACTTCTTTATCAATGTTTGCTTTTAAATCTTTGGCTTCTGCTTTTGCTGTACCACCACCGCCCGGAATGTTTTGATAAACAACATATCCAGTAACATCTTCTCTCAATCTTTCAAAGCTGAATCCAACAGGGTCGTTCATCGCCCTTTCAACTTCACCCAAATATTTTGCTTTCAGACCTTTATTTAAATTGTTCCAATTACTTGGTCGCAGAACTCTGGACACATAGGGTATCTGTGACCCTATAGGACCGTTCATAAACTGAACTGCTTGTTGGTAAGTAATTGCCATTTAGTTATTTCCAAAAACCTGATTTTTTCTGGGGGCGGGGAAAACTTTTTTAACCCGTCTCAGAAATTCCTAGGGCAGCGACAATTTGTTCATGGATATACAAATGTGTGGCTATCCAATCGTAAAAATCTGACTCATTATTAAAATCTACGTCCAACATATTGAACGGATTATTCAAATCTAAGAAGCCAGCAAACGCCTGATGTTCGACCTGATGGGCTAATAACCAGTCATCTAATTGGTCTGTATCAGCGTCTATTAAAGGGTAAATAGGCACTGAAATGCCAGCATCCATGAATGTTTCTTGAAATAACCTGTGTTGCAGCCCGTTCTCAAACAAAAACTCACCCAAGGACTCATTGTTACCAAACTCAACAGTAGATAACGTGTCCATGTTCATTATTTGTCTGCCTTGTTCTCTAGCCGGTCAAATATCTTGCCTAACATTCCCTTAATCTCAGCAATGTCTATCTTGTAATCATCTTTGCTTACATATATGTGCGGTATCTCACGAATATCATCATCTATACGATTAAGCATCCGAGTAATGTTGTTGAGCGTCCAGCCACCAAAGAACGCAGCAACGCCAACCACTAAATTAAACAAAGATTGTCCATCCATGTTAAGTCGTCGCAAAAATAAAGTAATTGGAACCGTCTGACTGCAACGTAACGCTCTTGTATATTGTTGGCAACGAATACGTTAAGCTGCCATCAATAGTTTGTGAAGACGTTGTGCTAACTGTTACCGCATTAGCAGAACTATCAATCTTCTTAATTCTAAATTCTTGTCCAACTACTGTAGCCGCTGACGGTAAGACAACGCCAAAAGGAGCAGCAGGGTAATTGACTAAAATAGTGGCATTGTTGATAGTTGCCGCATACGCCGTATTGGTCCACGTAACAACACCGCTTGCATTGTTAATCCACGACAAGACAACACTGGTTGAGTTTGTCCAAGAAACATCGGTTCCAGCAATAACCGTAACAACATTGGAAACTACGTTGCCTGTACCGCCTCCACCACCGCTAACTGTGACATTGGAAGCCGCTGTAATGCGTCCCTGTGCGTCAATCGTAATTGCGGCTACCTGAGTAGCACTTCCGTAGTTTCCTGCTGCTACAGCCGTATTAGCAAGGTTGACCGTGACGTTAGCTGCTAAGTTACCGCCACCAGATAAACCTGTGCCAGCAATTACATAAACCGTATTGGCAACAGCACCAGAAACATTGGCTACTGCTATGTTGATAGCTGTATTAGCCGCAGCAGTGAGTCGGCCTTGAGCATCAACTGTGAAGTTACCTACTTGTGTAGCAGAGCCGTAAGCAGCCGCTACAACGGCGGTATTGGCTAAAGAAACCGTGCCGCTTGATATGATAGGACCGCCAGTTAAACCCGTGCCAGTATTGACCTGAGTAACTGTTCCTACGCCAGCAGAAGCAATGCTGACATTAGATGCCGAAGTAATGCGACCTTGAGCATCAACCGTAATTTGAGAAACTGTTGTGGCATTACCATAGGTGCCAGCACTAACAGCCGTATTCGCTAAACTAACGGTTCCACTGGTCGTAATTGGGCCACCAGTAAGTCCAGTGCCCGTACTAACTTGGGTTACTGTACCTGTACCGTTACCGCCACCCCCTCCACCGCCAGCTACCTTTAGCATAGTTGCTCCTTACAGACCGTCACCCGGCGTGATATAAATTGTTGCTGTTCCGCTAGAAGTAATTCCAGTGAAATAAGCATTTGGAACAAACGTCAGAATCTCATCCGTGCTTGGCAACAAAGGAAACGATGGACCTGATGAAGTCACAACATTAGCGTTAGTCGTTGCATTAGCTGCGTCTTGACCATAGCCTAGAAACACCGTTACCGTGCCTGTATTGATGACACGGTACTGGTTGCCACCTAGAGTAGTGGAAGCGCATTGGACAGGCGTAGGAGCCGACGTATTAGCTACAAACGTGATTGTGTTGCCCGTCTTAGTAAAGGCATTAAGTCCCACTAGACACCTCCCACGCTTGGCTGGTTTCATTCCAGTTATACATACCATCCGTAGGGCAAGGAGTTGGAGCTTGCCACTGAGCGTTAGAGTCTAATGTCCAGCTTGGATAAGGCTTGGGAGCTACAAACGCATCTATGTCAGAGTGGTAGCTGTAACCAATGCCAGCATAGTTCTTACGAATGTTTCCGTTATAGCTAGTCTGTTTCCATGTACCACCAAATAGTCGTTCGCAAAAGGCTGCACCGATGTACTCTTTTTCTACACCGTGAGCGTCAGCCGTGTCCTTGTTATCAACAACGATAACGGAAACAACTACATTGTTTTCATCAAGCTGCGCGTAGTGAGCCATCTGTTTCTCCTATTGCTTTATCAAATTCGTCTGAATCAATCTTCATTTTCTTTAAATCTTCATCTAACCAAATGGTTGGAATACTGTCTTCAAATTCTTTAATCTTTTCCATTACCCAATACACTTCTTCTATGCTCGGGCACGGTCTTGGGTCTTCCCAACGTGTAAACATATTGTTACTAATTTCCCACTTAGCATTAGGGCGCAACAAGTGCATAGCCACATCAATGCCGTAAAACTTGTAAATTTTAGTTTCCATCAATATCCCCTATTGATTGATTTTAATAATTACGATGCCTGAACCGCCAGAGCCAGCAGTTGTAGAAGTTCCAACGCAGCCACCACCACCACCGCCTGTGTTAGCTGTGCCAGAAGTTGCTGCTGATGTTCCGTCTTTTCCTCCGGTTCCTCCACCACCTGCACCGCCGGGAGCCGTAGTTCCGGGAGCATTAGTTCCACCACCACCACCACCCGCATAAGGCGTAGATGTCCCAGTAATAGTTGATGCTTGTCCTGCACCACCTACGCCACCACCACCGCTAGCACTTCCACCTACAGCACTTGCTCCACCACCTCCACCACCGGCAGCAGGGGAACCATTACTGCCACCATTAAACCCTTGATAGGCTACTGCTGGTGCGCCATTGCCTCCAGAAGAAGGTTGATTAGGTGTGTTTCCAGAACCAACTGTTCCACCACTGTATCCAACGCCACCGCCAGAACCACCAGAACCACCGTTTGCAGGACTGTTACCACCAGAACCCCCGCCACCACCCGCTGATGTAATGGTAGAAAATACTGAGTTAGAACCACTTGGTGCCGTTCCAGAAGAACTGTTTCCAGTTGCTCCAGCTCCGACGGTAATTGCGTATTCCGTTCCAGCAGTTACTGATAAGGCTGTTCCAGTTCTAAAACCACCAGCTCCACCACCGCCACCATTATTACCACCGCCACCAGCACCACCACCAGCCACGACTAAATAATCAACACTAGTCACACCTGTTGGTGCTACCCATGCAGTTGATGATTTAAACGTAAAGACTGTTTGTGATGCTACCGTGTAAGAAAGAATGACTATGCCGGAGCCGCCAGCCAATCCAGCAGAAGCTCCACCGCCTCCACCTCCACCACCAAGATTAGTAGTGCCAGCAGTTGCAGCAAGTACGCCGCGCTGTTCACCATTACCGCCACCGCCAGCGCCACCAGTACCGCGAGTATAGGCAGCATCAGAAGAACCGCCTCCACCACCAGAATATGTCGTAGAAGTTCCGCTAATAAGAGAAACAGTTCCATTGCCTCCATTGCCAGCAGCTAATGAAGTTGCGTTAAACCCTGTTTGATTTGCGCCACCACCACCTCCAGCCGCTTGAGAAGGCGCTCCAATTCCAGTACCTCCGGTGCTTCCTTGACTTGATGGTGTTGCCGGAGTATTTCCAGCACCACCAGCATTTGCGCCTCCATTACCACCGCCGCCACCGGAACCACCTGACAAACCAGCGGTTCCTGTACTTGCCCCGCCGCCGCCGCCATTTGAAGTGATAGAAGAAAAAATTGAACTGTTGCCGCTTGTAGCTGTACCCGGAAACGAACCGGTTCCTGCGCCACCAGAACCTACAGTAATGGTGTAATCAGTGCCAGCAGTAACACTTAACCCTGTGCCAGTACGAAAACCACCCGCACCACCACCGCCTCCGTTTGTAAACCCACCGCCACCGCCACCCGCAACCACAAGGTAGTCAACTGTGGTCACACCAGTAGGACAAGTCCACGTTCCAGACGCAAGAAAACGCTGAATAACGGTGTAATTACCACCGCCAGCGTATGAAGCTAAAAGTGATTGAAGTATTCCGCTCATATTAGGTCAATCCCGAACCAGAAATAATCCACGAAGTGCTAGTAATCTTCACAGCAGTTGCTATGCCGTATTGAGCAAGTGTTCTATTGCCCGTAGTACCAGCAGACGATAAATACATTGTGTCAGTCGTTACAGCAACAGTCACCGCATTGGCTGACAAGTTAATAAACGTCAGAGCAGCACCCACAGCAAACGCTACGTTAGAGTTAGCTGGAATCGTATACGTAGCAGCAGCTTGACCAAGCGCGTGATACAAATGTCTACCCGTATCAGCTAACAACACGTTGTATGACGCTCCTTGAGAATTCTGAGGAACAATCAAATAACCAACTGTGTTGCTTCCGTCAATCGTACTATTAGCTACGTTAGCAGTTATGTTGCCCGTAGTAATACTGACGTTGGTTAAGGAAACATTGTTAATTGCACTCGCTATTGAACTAATAGTGACGTTTGCTAACGTCATATTATTTAACGTAGTAACAGTATTTCCAAGTTGGATAGCCGTGTTACCAAGCGTGATAGTAGTAGCAAAATTACTATCAAGTTGAGATAACGGTATCGAAGAAGTTGCCGTAGCAAAAGTATATGTAACAGCCATTTAGAACCTCACTCTCAATTCATGTTCGTATTCAAAACCGTTGTACACAACGCCAGCATTGGTCGATGTCACGGTCATACCCAAGTATTTGCCATACTGCTTGGCATCTGTTTTGTACAACGTATATCCTGTCGAGCCAGTAGTCCAATTAATAATTGTTGAACTATTGTTAATCCAAGGAATAGATGCGGAAAAGTTATTTATCCAAGTTACTGTTTGACCCAATTCAACAGAAGGACTAGAACCTGTTTCAGAATCGACTGACACAGTAATTGTTGACGAATTACTTAATGTCGCTTCAACACCAATTTTTAAAGCCTGTTTAGTTCTAATCGGGTCTTTCATCGGATTTAAAGACGTCTGCACATAACTGCTAAGACCTGCCGTTGTGTTTGCATACATCTTTATGCACGATGTTCCATCTGTACCGTACAACGTAATTTTTCCACCTGTCGGCGCAGAAGTAACAAACTTCAAATTGTTTCCTGCGCTAGTAAAAAACCATTTCTTCTCAAAGAAAACGGCTTGTATGTATCTGTTACTGCTTGATGTTCCCAACCCACCTGTGTACCGGAAGTTAAACGCAGAACAAAGAATACTGTTTAACAAAACCTGACCACCGCTAGTATTGCCAGTAACAAAGTCAATATTAGGAAATATGCCGTCCAAAGAGTCAGAAATCTTCGACGTTGTAGAGCCAACAAGCGCATAAACACCATACTCATTCATAAACAACACTGACCGGAAGTACGGGAAAATGGCATACGCCAACTTAGTACCTACCGATGCACTGACGTTTGTGTTCGTAAACAAAGTCGTGCCAGCCGTTGTAACCCTAACGTCTGAAAACACGTTAATGCTGTCGTCGCCAAAAATATACAAGAAATTATTGGCTGACAATAACTGAATAATGTTTCCGTGCAATGTAGCGTCAGTAAGCACTACCGTACCAGCAGACACCGTTACAAAGTCACTGTACGAACCTGCTGCTGAGTAGTAAATAGTTCTACCGCTAGAAATCCAAACCCGTCCAGAAAACGACTGAATACCGGAGTTAGTCCCTGTATTAATAATTGCTTTAGCCGTAGCGTTAGAGCCGCCACCTCCAGTAATAGACACCGTAATGTTGGCTTGGTTGGTATAACCAGAACCTACATTCGTCATAATGACTTGCGTTACTAAGTTGCCACTAGCAATAGCTTGACCAGCCGCATTAGTCCCACCGCCACCACTAATGCTGACAGTAATGTTGGCAGAGTTGGTGTAACCCGTGCCTCCATTTGTCACCAGAACAGCAACGGTGCCTTGAGCAAACGTCGTAATGGACGCAATAGCATTAGCATTTGCTCCACCACCACCGTTAAAAGTAATGGTCGGAGAAGACGTATAACCAGAGCCAGCTTCTAATAAAGTAACAGACGAAACGGTGTTAGCAGTAACAGTAGCAATGGCTGTGGCTTGTATTCCGTTTGTCTGATTCGGTGCCGATATAACGACAGAAGGAGCAGACGTATAACCGGAACCTTTGTTGACAATTCCTATAGAGCCAATTGAACCAACAAAAATTAAATTAATTGCATCCCACGTAAAGTAACCTTTAGCCGGGTCAATAATTAGAATACGGTCATTTTTCCACTGGCTAATGTTCATGCCGCTAGTTGAGAACGTACCGGCAGAGGCTAACGTGCCTTTGACATTAGTGGTCAGGTTGACGTACTCACAGCTTCCGTCATCCTCAAACGCTATCAAATAATCGTCTAAGCCAATGTTAGCTGAGAAGAAATTAACAACGGTATGAGAAAAAGTAACGCTGCCAACAGCATCATAAGTCGGCGTAATCTTTAAGTTGGCATAACCAACAGGCATAGCGTTTTCAAGCCAGTAGAACTCATCGTCACCAATAGCCGTGCGGTTAGCTTTCGTGTTGACTCCCCGAAAGTTCTTAACGACTTCATACGATTTTTTTTGTTCAGCAGCAGCCATGACCTAGTACGCTCTGGAATAAGGGTCAGGCAGTCTCCGAGTGTAAATGGACGCCTGAACCGCTTGAATCTGTTGCTTGTACTGCCCTAAATAAATCTCAGCCTCACCAAACGACTGTTCATAGTATTTAGCGAGATAAGCAGCATAAAACTTAACTGTGCTAGAAAACGGTTCGTTAATGTTATCCGCATCCGTCAGATTCACTAAATCCGTCGGTAGGAGAATCGTATCTAAGTCAATTGTGTAAGCTATGTCAGGAACGGGTCCAATATAGATTTGAGATTGCCCGTAAATGCTAAAAGCAACCGGCGTTCCGATGCGGTTCTGCCAATAACGCAATTGTGCGTTAAAGTCTGTCCAAGGCATATACCGTAACGGTATTCTGGAATTTCCCCAATAAAGGTTAATGTTGATGACGTCTAAAGTCAAAATTCCAGACGGCAAACAAGAATAGTTAATCAGCTCAGACGGACCGGCGTACTGAACTGTAGCCGTTCCATTAGTAAACGGTGCGCTTGGCGGGTAAATGCTAGTTGAAGAAGGGTAATCGGGAGGGTCCCCCAATGTACCAGCAACAGTCACTACATAAATAAAGATATTGGAAAATACGTAATTGCCCACACTTACTACTAAGCCGGATGACCAAATAACAGGGTTACTTCCACCAGCCACCGGGGTACAAGGCGTTTGACTTGTTTGGACCGTGCGGAGACACCCTGTATCACGAACAACACGCGCTCTAGCACCGTTGATGTAGTCAGTTAGCTGACTGTTGGTGTAAAAGTTTGCGTTTGCATCGTGCAACAGGTATCTAACAGCAGTAATGTAGCTTTGCAGTGTCTGCGACATTTACGGTCCATATTAAGCTGCTACGTTGACTTTTCCCCCGACCTCTTTAGGAGGAAGGGGTACTCTTTCAACCACCGGGGATAACGAGTGGACTTTCTTTGGCGGCTGGTCCGTAATCAGAAACTTCTCAAGGATTTTTAATCCGGCAGGAATATCTGCTTTAGTCTGAATCATCGCCAACCGCGCCATATACGGTTCTTTATCAGGGTCGTTATGCCCGAATATGTGACAAACAGCCTCCAGAGGTGCCTCCACACTCTCACCCACCGGAAATGTGTAAGGTATGTAGTTATAGCTAAAGGTTATAGGTTTTTCCCATTTGTTTGTCACATAAACGGTTTGCATAATTAGAAGCTCACAACGTCGCCATATACGCAAATATCAACGGTGTTTGCATTGTTAGCAATCGCGTTAATGTTCACATACAGGCATTGGGTTACGCTACCGGAAACAACATTGCTTGTGTATGGTGCTGCTGCATTGATGTCAACATAGCGACCAGTGGTGGACATAACTGACAATACGGTGTTAGCCGTAATAAGGTTTGCGCCATCACCAGTTACTGAGATGCTTACATTTGCATTAGACACGTTACCGGAGCCGTTTTGAATCGTCACTCGACGAACAATAATGCCACCGGAATTAGCTACACCACCGCCGTTAGTTAAACCACCACTCAAAATTGGAATGGTGATAACTGCGTTACCAGCGGTGTTTAGCGTTGTGCCACGAACAACACCAAGACGACCAAAGCTAAAACTGTCAAGATATAGTTGCGATACTGCGTCAGAATTAGCCATGACGCCCCCTTACGATGCGTAAGTGCTGCTGACGTTCTGACCACCATTGGTAGCCAACAACGTAACGGTATCTGCTGCCGCAGTAGATTTTGCATATACGTTTACGCCATCAGAAATGATGACGCCACCAGTATTAGCAGCAATCAATGTTGCATTAGACGAACCGTTATAAGCAATTACAGAAGTATTTGCTTGCGGGAACATCAGATAAACACCCGCCGGAATAACCGTGCCATTACCCGTGCTAGTCGAAGTAACAGTAGTGGTTAAAAAATAGGCACCAGCAGTGTTCGACTGTGCGCCAGCAAGAATGATTTTATTGGTACTTAGTGACATGGTTAGCTCCTTATATGCTGAGAGAGTTGTAACCCGACACCACTGACATCGACTTAGGCTTAGTTGAAACCAACTCAGCAATCATCAATACAGCACCAACGTAACCAATCTGCCAGTTAGGTAGAGTCGATTCAAATCCAGTAAACACGAACGAACCTTGCTCATGGATATAAAGCGACAGGTAGTTGGTGTTCAGGAAGTAAACCGTACCTTCTGGACAGTAGGGGTCAGGATAAATAGGTACACCAGCGACCATCAAAGCACGGAAAGCTGCTTGTGGGCCGTTGGAATCGCTATCAAAACCGGAACCGGGAGTGATAACGTATTGCTCTTGACCAACAAAGTCTTGCGCCAACAGGGTACATGTACCAAAACCGCAAACACCAAACGAAGGCAATTCAGCACCGTTTTTAAAAGTACCAGAAATGTATTGCAGGATGTTTTTACGA